ATCACAAATCCGATTAAGGGTGAGAAGAGTAAACCATTCATAAGAAGAGAAGCAAAAGAGATATGGGGAAAATATAGTCCATATTCTATGAAACAAACGTACTAATATTTGTATAAATAGTTCAAAAGATAGGGGTTAAGGTTAATGGCAACGTCAAATACTAATGAAGGATGGCGTAATGAAGATGCTTATAGTGATGCTACTGGTAAAGGCGAATCAAGAGCCTCTCAAATTTATTCTGATCTAGACCTTTTCTTCGGAATGAATAATACTGATAAAGATATTAATATTATTAACAATATACAAGCAGTAAAGAGATCAGTTCGTAACTTAGTATTAATGAATCAATACGAAAAACCTTTTCACCCAGAAATATTTTCTGGTGTCAGGGGAACCTTATTTGAATTAATGACTCCAAATACGGCTATCATTCTCGCAAGACAAGTGGAAGATGTTATTGAAAATTTTGAACCAAGAGCAAGACTCGCTGGGATAACTGCATATCCTAACTTAGACAAAAATGCTTATGATATTAGTGTAGAATTTTATGTTGTCAATGCTCCTACTGAACTTGTAGAATTAACACTTATGTTAGAAAGGTTACGATAATGGCCAATAACCGCAAAATTGATATTACAGATTTTGATTTTGATAATATTAAAACAAATTTAAAAACATTTTTAAAACAACAAGATACTTTTAAAGATTATGATTTTGAGGGTTCTGGTTTAAATATTCTTTTAGATACTCTTGCCTATAATACTCACTACCTTGGTTTCAATGCAAACATGCTTGCAAATGAAATGTTTTTAGATTCAGCAACACTACGTTCAAGTATTACTTCTCATGCAAAAACTTTAGGATACGAAGTAAGTTCTTGTAGAGCTCCTTATGCAGATGTTAATGTTGTTTTAAATGCTGCGTCTAAAGGTTCTGCTACGATGCAGGCAGGAACAGTATTTACTACTAAAGTAAATAACGAAGATTATCAGTATGTAACTATTGAAGATATGACAGCTCAGAATAGTGGGACAAGTATTCCTTTTAATAACATTAAGATTTATGAAGGAACATATATTACAACTAGGTATACTGTAGACTCTTCGAATGTAGATCAGAGATTTACTTTACCATCTAGTAATTCTGATACATCTACACTTACTGTACAAGTACAAAATTCTGCAGCAGACACTACACTGGAAACGTATATAAAAGCAACTGATATATCTGCACTTACTAAAAATTCTTCTGTATATTACATACAAGAAGTAGAGGGTGGAATATTTCAAGTATATTTTGGTGATGGTGTTGTTAGTAAAGAAGTTACAGATGGTAATATAGTTTTTCTAAAATATGTAGTAACAAATAAATCTGAATCAAATGGTGCAAATAGTTTTACTACCTCAGGTGCGATTGATACAATTACTGATGTTGTTGTAACTACTCTTAATAAATCTGCTGGTGGTTCCAGTGCAGAGGCGTTGTCTTCTATTAAGTTAAATGCACCACTAGACTATGCATCACAAGGAAGATGTGTAACTGGCGAAGATTATAAAGTATACGCAAAAAAACTATTTCCACAAACACAGGCAGTTATGGTTTTTGGTGGTGAGGCAGGATCATACGATCCTAGTCTGGGAGTAACTAGTACTCCATCTTATGGTAGAGTTTATATTTCTATTAAATCAACTACAGGAAATAACTTGACAGTTGCACAGAAAACTTTACTAGTTTCAAACCTACAAAAATATAATGTTGCCTCTATTACTCCAGTAATTATTGATCCAGAGATTGTGTATATTATTTTAGATGTAAATTTTAAATATGATTCTAGTAAAACTACTAAAGATAAAAATACTCTTGTATCAGATGTTAATACTATTCTAAAAAATTATAACAATAATAGTTTAAAAACATTTAGTAATGTGTTTAGACATTCTGTTGTTACAGGTATGATTGATGATACTAACTCAGCAATTCTAAGTAATATAACAAATATAACTTTATCAAAATTTTTTACTCCATCAATAAACAATTCTGCTGGATATAATGTTTATTTAAACAATGCACTTTACAATCCTCATTCTGGACACAACTCTTCTATGGGAGGTGTAATAGGTTCTTCTGGATTTAAGGTTGGATCAGAAACTACAGAAAGTTTTATAGATGATGATGGTGTTGGTAATCTTAGAAGATATCATTTAGTTGGTGTAATAAGAACCTATGATGATGCAGCTGCTGGGACAGTTGATTATACATCTGGAACAGTTAACATAAATGCATTGGTTATCTCTAGTATATCTAATGTGGATGGGTTATCCTCTACAAGTATCCGAATAACTGCAATACCTAGTTCTAAAGATGTAGTTCCTGTTCGTAATCAAATCTTAGAATTGGATATGGTCAATATTAATATTAAAGGAGAGATAGACAGTATTGCAGTAGGAGACTCAGGGGCAACTTCAACATACACAACCGCAACAAGTTATTCAAGTAATACGAGTTACTAACAGATGGCACCTTTTGATTCAGAATTAGTTACAAAAATATCTCCACTAATAGAAGGCCAAGTTCCCGACTTTGTTCAGTCGGAACATCCCCAGTATGTAAAATTCTTAAAGGCATATTATGAGTTTCTAGAAGCAGCAGAGTTGGTTGTAGATGGTGTTATTAATAATATCATTCAAGAAACTACATCATCAAATTTTATTTTAGATGAAGATGGTGGAAAGGTTGTTACTGAATCTGGTGTGGGTACAACTGGTAAGTTTGAAATTGGTGAGACTATAACTGGTGGAACTTCTAATGCTACCGCTACTATCATCGTTGACGATTTAGAGTTAGAACCATCAAGATTAATTATTTCATCAAATCAAAAATTTATTATAGGGGAAACAGTAACAGGTGGAAATACTGGTGCAACTGCAACTGTGGTTTCTTATCGTGGTAATCCTATACAGACTATTCAAAAATTACTAGATTATGCAAATAGTGATAATACTACTGCCTCATTATTAGATGAGATGCAAAGACAGTTTATGTCTGCAATTCCCTTTACCTTGGCTGATGGAATATCAAAAAGAGATGTAATAAAAAGTATCAAAGACCTTTATACTGCAAAGGGTACTTCAGAAGGTCATAAACTTTTCTTGAGAATGATGTTTGCTGAAGAGTCGGATATCTTTTATCCAACAAGATATATGATGCGTATGTCCGATGGTAACTGGACAAAAAGATCAATTATTAGAGCAAGAAATAAACCTGGCGCAGATGGTAATGATGTTATCGGACAGTATCTTACTGGTGTAACTTCTGGTGCAACTGTTTTTGTATCAAACGCAATAGGATTTGCTCAAGGTGCAGATTCTATTACAGAATTTGAAGTAGATTTAACTAGTATTGTTGGAACCTTTGTTGATGGAGAAACCCTTAGTGCTAATGGTGTAGTTTCTGATGTAGAACAAAGATTTGAAGTACAGAAAATAATAACAGGTGCAATTGTAGACCAAGGAGGAATACTATATTCTTCTGGTGATGATATCACTCTTGACAGTTCTATAGGAAATGGTAATGCAAATGCACAAGTTAATACGGTTGGTACTGGTGGTGTTAGTGATATTATAATAGATACTTCTGGTTCTGATTTTAGAGTAGGTGATCCTCTAGTATTTACAACTACCGATTCTGCAGCTGTTGCACCGACTGCCGAAGTTGCATTTGTAGGTGATTGTTTTATATTAGAAAGTACTTCAGCAGAGGCCTCACGTGGGTTTGGAGATTATCTAGTTTATGAAGACGCAACAAACAATTCATTTCCTGATATGAATTTAATATTTGAAGATGGTGATAATATTACTTTAAATGGTACAGGTGAATTTGTCACTGATGGTGTCGATGCTGATACAGATTGGTATATACTATCTGAATATGGAACTCCAAAACCACGAGTTCCTGATAAATTTTCTGGTAATAAAATAGTTGGAGAACAAGGGACTGCTGTTAATGCAGAAACAGGTAATATTGTCAATGGAATAATTGGTGATATTAGAGTAACAAGTTCTGGTTCTGGATATCTTTCTCTACCTACAGTCACGGTTACATCTAGTAAAGGATCAGGTGAGAACTTGATTGCGTTGTCTACTGACATAGGTGCAATACTTGATGTCAATATGTTAGATACTGGGTTTAACTATAAGTCTAGTCCAAATGCATCCGTTCCTGCAAATCTTATAGTAAAAAAAGTTAGAGATGGAACCTTTAGTGCAACTAATACATTAAGTTCTCATGAAGGTACAGTTATTTCTTATACAGATAGTACTCAACTTCTTGTAGTTGATATAGATGATGATGTTAGTATAAAGATGGAACAAGAAGGTTCTACTATATCTCAAAATGTTGAATTAGAAGTAAATACAGAATTATCTTTTAGTAGATTGGTGGGTGACAATGTTCTTGAAGAAAATAGTCGAGAAAATCTTCAAGCAAGAGGATTAGACATTGAAGATGCCGAAGGTATTATTATTATAGATGGAAAACCCCAAAGATCAGATGAATCACCAGAAGTAGATACCTTGGTTACAGATGGTCAAGATAGTAACTATATTGGTTTTCAGTTGGAAACAGATGCTGACTTCCAAAGAGAAGGTGAAAGATTTCATATTGAATTACAACACATTAATGGTGAAGAAGAATCGGATCTTTTGATTGATCCTTTTACCTTTGCAACTGTTATTTTTCCACGTATGAGACAGTTTGGTGAAAATATATTATTAGAGGGAACTGCTGTTGGAGATTCTTTTCTGATAGAAGATGGTGGTACAGATGGAAGTGGCACTAACGCTGGTGACGAAATATTATTAGATGGAACAGATAGTAGTGGAACTGATGCTGGTAGTAAAGTGATTCAATTCTCTGTTGATGAGGGAAATTCCCTTTTATACGAACCGCATAATACTGTTGACCACTTACAACAAAGAAAAGATAAGTTTCAATTAAATGGAACAGATGTTCAACAACATACTGCTGGTGGTTGGTTAAGTCAAACATATATTGAGGCCAATAGTATTGCAACAGATAATAGTATCGAAGTTTTTGTTCCAGAAGTTAAAAACTCTCCTATTATGTTAGAAGAAGTAGGACAAGGTACTGGATTATTTGGTAAAGAAGTAGGTAATTTTAGATCGGCTTCTCTTGGATTGAACGGCACTTCTGGTACTATAAATTCTGCCTTTACTGCCTTTAGTGGTCTTACCTATGCAAGAAATAGACGTATACCAGAAAGACAAAGAGATGAACTTAACCACGAAGCTCATGGACAGATAGCAAACCCAACAAAGGCAGATGGTTTTGGACTCGATCCAAATGTTGGTTTAGGTTATATACTACACGAACCAAATACTCTATTTTCTTGGGAAGGAACTAAACCAACTCAACTTGGTGCTGGTCGATCAAGAAGTTTGATCCCTGCCGAAGCATATGTTACAACTGCTCCTATAGACGGAACTAGAATTGTAGATTTAGAAGAGGGGGTTTTATTAGAAGATGGAACTTCAGATAGAGCAATTACATCTTTATTTGCAATAACCTTAGACAGTACAGCATCTGGTGGTGTTGATGCTGGTGATAATATCGCAATGGAAGATTCTGTGGGCGGTGGTAGATTATTAGGACAAAGTTCTGATGAGAAAACTAATATTAAAGATGTTCTTTTATTAGAAGGTATTGATGGTAATTCTAGTGGTACAGATGTAGATGGTCTTTATACTTTCTTTGAAAAACAAACAGTTGATCATGGTATTGATTCTGCTAGTGTTCTTATTGGTGAGGATGGATTTAAATTATTAGATGAATCAAGTAATGATCCACTAAACAATACATTATCATCTATAAAAGAAAATGTAATTGGTGATGGTGATAAAATAATATTTAATGCAGATGTAATAAGTAATTTTGATGAAACTATTGTCATGGTTTTTAATGCAACGGATTCTGGAGGATCAGACGAAGGCAGTGCAATAATATTTGATGGACTATCAGCATCAGAACGTGTTGGTAATACTCTTATGCAAGAAAGTGGACTTGCAGCCGGTGATTCTGATACTGATGTTGGTGATAATATATTACACGAACCAGAAGATTTCTTATCTGGTAATATTATACTTGATGCTACAGATGATGATGGTACAAATGCTGGAGAAGAATTGCTTAATGAAACTCCTGATAATTTAATTGGTCAAACAATAACTACTACAACTGGTGTTAGTGCAGAGATTATTTCTGCAACAATCGGAAAACTCAGTATGTCTAATGGTTTTGTATCTACGGACGTAGGAAGATATCAAAACACTGAAAGTCTAGTATCAGAAGATGTTATACGAATACAAGATTCTTATTATTACCAAGATTTTTCATATGAGGTAAGAATAGGTCAGTCTGTTGCAAACTATATGAATCAACTAAAAAAGGCAGTTCATCCATCTGGTTTCGCTGCTTTTGGTAAAGTTACTATTGCATCTTTAATGTCTGTAAGTATGCCTGTCACAGGAGTTGGTCTTATTGATGCACCAGATGAAACATTTACTAATGTTTTTGCTTCTGTATTATCAGGTGTATTTAACCTTAAAATTAATCAAAGAATTGGTATACCGAAAGTTTTTGAATCAGGAAATGTATTTCAGGCATTAATGTTAGAGTCTGGAGGAGAAGCTCAATTTAATGTAACTTTAGATGGAACTGATTTTGGTACTTCATTAGAAACTGGTTCTAGTGGTGGTAGTTCTGTGGGTTCTGGTTTTGGTATAATTGCATTAGAAACCTCAAAAGATGAGGGAGACAGTATTTGTATCACTGGTTCTGATGATGGTTCTCAGGTAGATGCTGGTGATCAAATTATACTAGAAGGTACTGATGCAAGTGGTACTGACAATGTAGACATTACTGGTGCATTTTCTTTCTTAATACTTAATGCAACTAGTATTACTGCTGATACTGGTGAGATTAATGATGCTGGTTCTTATTGTGTGATGAATGGTTCTGCATTAGGAGTTTATAACCTTATTGATGCAGATGGTGATCAACTGGTTCTAAATGGATCAGAGACAGGAACACACAATCGACTTGTACATGAAGATGGTGATCATGTTGGTAGTCATATAGTTACTGACGGTATTGTAGTTGACAGTAGAGTTTTAAGTTTACAGTATACAATTATATCAGAAGATGCTAATGGTGATAATATTATACTGAATGGAACAAACCTTAGAGCAGACGATGAAAACAGTCTTCTTATGTCGGAGGCTGCTGCTGGTATCGGTGATTTAGAAAGAGACAATTTATTTGTTAGACAGTTAAAAGTAAAAATGAATTTACCTAAACCTAGACCTTTAAACTCAGTTGGTCTAAGTCATATGGTTATGGATTCTTTTTCCGATGCAAGTGGTGTAACTAATATTCAGTTAGAGGATGCTCTAAGAAAACGAGGCCCAACCATTAATGTTGATAGACTTCTAATTGATGGAGTTGATGTTGGTGAGAAAGATGATGTTAATGATATTAAGTATGGTGGAGATCCAATGCAGATGGAAGTTTCCGCTGCATTAAACCTTGGTTCTTCAGTTACGTTTAAAAACTTCTACAGGTTTACAAATTTTCTTTTCCTTCTTAGTGGTACAGATGGTAGTAGTAGTAATGCTGGAGATAATATAGAACTAGAAACTAATTGGGGTGGTCGTTTAATATCTGAAGATGAAACTATCGCCTTCCCTATGAATGATTTCTTACGCCCAGATATTATGATAATGGAAGGTGATTATTATAAACACTCTGAGTGGGGAAGACTGTCATTGGATGGTACAGCGTCTGATGGAAGTACAGGTGCATTAAACTCTACTGGTTATGATTTTATTGTTCTTGACGGTATAGATGCGATGCAAAATAGTGCTGGAGAAAATTTATTAGTAGAAGAAATTAATGATCATAATAAATCTTTTGACGATGCAAATGATATTGCTATTCGTATTGAGGATTATGAAGGTGGTTCTGTTCTTCTCAATGGTACAGATAGTTCTTCTTCACATGCTGGTGATGAGATATTAGAAGAAACAGATGGTGATAAACTAAAACAAGAAGATTATGGAATGGAAGCTGGTGATTTTGTTTTAGAGAATAACTTTAAAGTTTATTTACTTCTTGATAGTTCAGATTCAATTGGAACTGATAATGGTACAGTTATAGGATTAGAAGATGACTCTGGTTCACTTCTAAATGAATTGTTTGATGGATATGGGCAAAGTATGTTGTTAGAAACAGGTTCTGCAACTACTCAAAATTCAAAACTTATATTAGATTCTCAGGTAATAGAAATAGAATCAGGTATTAATGATGGTGAAATTCCTACTGCAAATTGGGGAGAGAATAGTGTATTCCCATCATATACAGTACCATCAGATATATCATCTAGACCTGTAGGAAGAGTTTCATTACAAGACGAAAGAGCAATAACAGAAATTGTATTAGATGGTACAAACGGTTCTGCAGCAAATGCTGGAGATAATATTATATTTGATCGTACAACCTCAGATAATGATGATCTTGGTGATAAACTTATGGCAGAAGAAGGTGCAGAAGTTATTCTAGATCAGTCTGCTGGTGGATTACTGATACAAGAAGGTGGAGATATATTATATTTTGAGAATGGTACTCATAGTAGTTTACTAGGTATTGCTCCTGCTTTCTTACCTCTAGGATTTGATGCAGAATCTTTTGATAATGTAAGTAGGACTTCCTTTGATAACACGAAACAAACTTTGGATGTTCTTGAAGGGTTCTAATAGAACTCGTATAAATATAAAGACGAAAGGGTTTATTAATGGCATATCAGGCAATTGGTATAGGAACTGTTGGAGATGACGGTACTGGAGACTCACTTAGAATAGGTGCAGATAAGGTTAATGATAACTTTGTCGAAATTTACACTGCTCTAGGTAATGGGTCTGCACTAAGTAGTGGTATAAGTGCTTCGGCAACAGTGGTAACTTTAGGTTCTCCTGTAATTAATACTCCTACAATCGCTGGTGCGGTAGGTGGAACACAAACTTCAGCAACTATTACCACACTAGAAACAACTACGGTTAACGGTACGACATTAAATGCTGGAACTGCGGTAGTTGCATCTGGTTCTATTACAGATAGTTCTGGTGCAATTGATTTTGGTAACGAAAATCTTGTTACTACAGGTACTTTTGGTGCTGGTACAACTACAGTAGGTACTTTAACTTGTGGCGTTCTTACTTCTACAGGTGCATCCATAGTATTTGAGGGTGCAACTGCTGATGCGAGTGAAACTACGTTAACTATGACTGATCCAACAGCAGATCGTACTATCACTTTTCCTGATGCCACTGGTACAGTGCTAACAACTGGTGATACAAACTCAGTAACAGGAACTATAATTGCAGCTGATACGGTTGCAGAAGCAAATATGGCCGATGATGCAATTGGTTCTGTGCAATTAAAAACATTATCTACTCTACTAATTAAAAACTCTAGTGGATCAACTTTAAAAACTTTACATGGTGCTGGTGCATAAATAGAACGAGGAAAAAAACATGACTGCTATCATAACAGAAAAATTCAGACAGCATAATGCAACTCAATTCTTTGAGTCGTTTAGTGAAACATCTGGAAATACGTATTATCTTTTTATAGGAAAGGCAACTCCATTTACTACTGGAACTTCTGGTGGTAGTGATGGTTCTCCTCCTACTCCAACTGATGGTATCGGAGAAGAGTTTTATGTATGGGATGACATGATTGCGGCAAAAAATATTACTTCTTCATTTATTACATTTGCATTACCTAGAAGAGATTGGGTTAACGGAACAATATACGATCAATACCATCATGCTATAAATACTTCTAATCCAGCAACTTCTGGTGCAACAAATATTTTTGACTCTACATTTTTCTTTATGACTTCAGATTATCGTGTGTATAAAGTTCTTGATAATGCAAGTGGGTCTGCATTTAGTGGATCTGCTCCTACATCTGAATCATCTACTCCTTTTGAATCTGGTGGATATGTTTTACAATATATGTATTCTCTATCTAGTTCTGAAATTGAAAAGTACTTAACAACAGACTTTATGCCTGTTACTACAAATTCTACTGTAAGTGCAGCTGCAACAGATGGTAAAGTTTCTTCTGTTAAAATTACTGGAGGATCAAGTTATACAAACGGAACATACTATGCCGCAGTTTATGGAGATGGAACAAGTCAAGGAACATCCTCTGGTGCAATTATTAGAATTACCGTTGCTAGTGGATCGATACAATCTTTCGGTTTAACTGCTGGAACAGATACTACTATTCACGCTGGTGGGGCAGGATATACTTATGGTAAAGTTAATCTTGCCGCTGGATTTACATTCTCAGATACCGCTCTTTCAACTGCTGCAAACATGGGTGGTTCTGGTGGTATAATAGAAGTTGTTGTTAGTCCTAGAGGTGGTCACGGTTTTAATGCTATTGAAGAACTTGGTGGACACTACCTCATGATGAACGCAACATTAACACAGTCAGAAGGTGATGATTTTACAGTTGCAAACGATTTTCGTAGAGTAGGACTTTTAGTTGATCCTAATTTGTATGGAACAACAACAGCGTCAACGCTTGGAACTGCAAGACAAACGTATGCATTAAAACTTACTTCTATTAATGGAACCTTTGATGCAGATGAAAAAATATCTCAAGCATCAACTGGTGCGATAGGTAAAGTTGTAGATTGGGATTCTAGTTTAGGTTTATTATATTACCAACAAGAAAGATTTGGTGATTATGGTACTAATGGTACTAATGGGGGTTATGTGGCATTTAGTGGTGCAAACCTAGTAACAGGGGCAACATCTGCCGCATACGGAACTCCAGATGCAGGAGCAGACGCTGCTGTAACTCTTGCCGGAGGTGCAACAATTACTTTTACAGATGGATATGCAAATCCAGAACTTGATCCAGATAGTGGAAATATAATTTATATAGAAAACAGAAAACCGATATCACGTGCATCCGATCAGACAGAAGATATTAAATTAATTGTGGAGTTTTAAGATATGCCATTAAAAACCGATTTAAACGTCACCCCATATTATGACGATTTTGACCCAGCAAATAATTTTCAACAAGTTCTTGCAAGACCCGGCTATGCGGTTCAGGCACGTGAACTTACACAAATGCAAAGTATCATGCGTCACAATATCGAACGTTTGGGTGATTTTGTTTTACAAGAAGGTTCAATGGTGGTGCCTGGACAATTGCGTTTGGTTAGAAACTACCATTATCTTAAAATTGAATCTTCATATGGTGGGGAAACAATCGAACCCTTACAATACAAAGGTGCATTTATAACAGGTCAAACTACTGGTGTTAAAGCGCAGATAAATCATGTAGAGGTAGGTACTACTACTGACCAACCAACATTTTATATGAGGTATGCTGGTGTAGGAACTGATAATGTAACTACTGTATTTGCTGCTGGTGAAACACTTTCATGTAGTATCGCAGTAACTAATGGTTCTACTTCTTATTCTGCTGATGATGTGTCTTTACAAGTATTTGAAACATCTCCTACTGGTCAGGGAACAGGTGTTGTTATTCAAGATGGTGTTTATTATTTGCGTGGTGGTTTCGTAGAAGTTCCAGAACAAACAATTATGTTAGACAAATATAGTGTTGATTCAGCAAATGGTAAAGTTGGGTTTACTATTACTGAAACAGTTGTAACTCCAGAATCAGATACATCTCTACTAGATAATGCAGCGGGAACTTCAAACTATGCCGCAAAAGGCGCACATAGATTAAAGGTTGAAGCAAAACTAGATAGTATACCTTTAGGTTCTACTGAAGACAGTGCTTTTATTATGTTGATGGAAGTTAGGAATGGAGATTCTCTTGCTCCTGTTAATAGAGCTGCATTAGGAACAATTATTGATACCCTTGCTAGAAGGACTTATGATGAGTCTGGAGATTATACGGTTCGTCCATTTACTATGGAAGTAAAAGAATCTGTAACTCTTAATGAAAATATAGGTGTCTATAATAAATCAGATATAACTGATACTGGTGGAACTGCATCTAACGATTTACTATCGTTAAAAGTATCGCCTGGAAAAGCATATATTCGTGGGTATGAGATAGAGAAACTTAGAAATACCTTTGTTGATATACCGAAAGCAAGAGACTTTCTTAGTGTAAACTCTGGTGTCACAACTTACGATGTGGGTAATTTTCTTACTATAACCAATCTATACGGTACTCCCGATATTTCATTTATTAGTGGAGAGACTACACCATACAAACAGATTGATCTTTTTGATCTTGAGACTGCAACAAGAGGTAGTTCTTCTGGAAATCGTATTGGTGTTGCACGAACAAGAGCAATAGAATATACCTCTGGAACTGTGGGTTCTCCTACTGCATCATATAAAATCTATATGTTTGATTTTAGACCTTTTACTATTCTAACACTCAGTGGTACACCATCTCCTACATTAGAAGCAAATCATTCAACTGGTGGTGTACAAGTTAAAGGTGTAACATCTAAAGCGACAGGTTGGGTATTTGCAGATGGTACGGGAAGTGGAACTGTTCTTCTTACAAACGTATCAGGAACATTTCAAGCAGGAGAAAAACTTACTGCATCAGACTCAGCTGAGTCAGATCAGATTTTGGAAGTTTCGGGTAACACTGATATTACACTAACACGTGCATTAACAAAAAGTGTTTCTCAGGTTCGACAAATTTTCATGACAGATGTAGATAGTGGTCAAAATTTTAGTGCTGATATTGTTCTTGATGCTGTTCCAACTACAGAGTCTTATACTACGTTAGATGGTACTAATGCAAAATTGGATAACTCTGGAGATAATATTCTTGCTGAATTAGATGGAATTCCTTTGGGATTGGAACGTGCCGCAACTGGTGGTACTGGTTCTAGTCTTAACCAAGCACAGTTGAAATCAGCAGAAAAAAATGTTTCAGTATTTAAATTACCAAAAACTGTTATTAAAACACACCTTACTAATACAAATGCTGGTGTAAGTGATACTTCATATTATTTAAGAAAACAATTTATAACTACTTCTAGTAGTGTTGGTGTTGTGACAATTAGTGCTGGCACAAACGAAGTATTTGTTTCTCATGCAGAGGTAGATTATGTAATCTCTATTCTTTCTGCTGGTGCTGGTGGCACAGGACAACAAGGAGATATTGTTAGTGCATCTACTGGATTTTCTGGTGGTGGTTCGTCTACAGTTACAATTACAAACAACGCATTATTTGGTAATGGTGCAAAACTAAAGATCACCGCTACTCTATTAAAAAGTTCAGCGACTGCAAAAACTAAAACAACACAGTTAATGAAACAATTAAAAGTTGCTGGTGCAGCAACCGCTGCATATGGTACAAGGGCCGGCGATAAAACTATTTCTCTAGGAAGAGCAGATGCGTTTAAATTAGTTGCAGTTCTTGATTCAGAAAGTTCAAGTGCAGATGCAACAACTCCAATATTAACTCTTGGAACTGTTATAGGTAACTTTACCAAAGGAGAACTTATTACTGGTTCTATTAGTGGTGCTCAAGGAAGAATTGTAGATACATCTAGTCCTATGAAGTTCGTTAAGAAAAGAGGAACAACTGTACAGTTTAATACTTCTGATACTATTACAGGATTTTCTAGTCTTGCAACTGCACCTGTTACAGCAGTAACAGAAGGAAGTACTAATATTACAAGTAGGTATGAATTAGATACAGGACAAAGAGATAATTATTATGATATTTCTCGTATTGTTTTGAAGCCTGGTCAAGGTGATCCTCTAGGAAGACTTCTTGTAATTTATGATTATCTTGATCATGGTACTGGAGACTTTTTTACGGTTGATTCTTATACAGATGTTGCTGATCAAATGACATACGAAGACATACCAAATTACTCTGCTACAAAAGTTGACCCTGATGATCCATCTCCTTCTGGTGAATATGATCTTCAAGACGTTTTTGATATACGTCCAAGAGCAGAAGATATTGCTGGTACTTCAACAAATCTAGAAAGTGTAGATCAAGTTACAGGAAATTCTTTTGACTTTGCAAACAGACAGTTTGATGGTACAGGAGCATCTACAGTAAACTGGATTAAACCTGGCAGTCTAATACAATCAGATTTTGAATACTTTATTCCTTATAGGGGTAGAGTTCATATGACAAAACAAGGAGTGATTGCATTTACTAGTGGTATTTCGGCAGAACAACCAAATTATCCAGAAGAAATTAAAGATACAATGCAACTTGCAACGATAGACATTCCTGCTTTTACTTTTACACCACAACATTGTAATATTGTAATGGTTAAAAATCGTAGATATACTATGAAAGATATTGGTAAATTAGAACAACGACTTGGCCATGTTGAGTATTATACTTCTCTAAACTTACTTGAAAGAGATGCAGATAGTTTTCAGATACAAGATGCTAACGGACTAGATCGTTTTAAATCTGGTTTCGTTGTGGATAGTTTTTCTGGTCATTCTATAGGTGATGTTAAACATCCAGATTACAAATGTTCTATAGATATGGAAAATAATGAGTTGCGTCCCGAATATGTTGCTAAAGGTATAAAGTTAGAGGAAACTGCAACGACAGATAGTGCAAGAGCTGCAGTTGGTTATCAAAAAACTGGTGATCTTCTAACTCTACCATACAAAGAAATTTTGTTCCAAGAACAACCGTATGCAACAAGGGTTGAACGTGTTACTCCACTTCTACACTCTACGTGGACTGGCCACATTGATCTTGTGCCAGAAGGTGACGAATGGTTTGAAACTGAATTTGTTCCAGACTTAATTATTAATGTAGAAGGTAACTTTGATACTTTTACTGCTGCAAATGAAGATGCTGTAGGTACTGTTTGGAATGCTTGGTCTACTGTTTGGGGAGGAACCTCGCAGTCAACCTCTTCGTCACAAGGTACTACATTCGAAATTGCGGGGGGAGGATTTGCTGCCAATATAACTACAAGGACAACCCAAACGACAAGAGGAACTTCATCAAGAGCTGGTGTTCAGACTAGTATTGTACCACAGGTTGACTTAGAAAGTCAAGGAACAAAAGTTATTCAACGTGCTTTTATTCCTTTCATGCGGGCAGTTAATATTACATTTACAGGGTTTGGTTTTTATCCTAACATTAGATTATATTTATTCTTTGATAAAGCAAATCTTAATCATATGGTAACTCCATTATCTGGATATACTACAGATGCCGCAGATGTTAGTGGTGTAGTTGCAGCAGAAAGTCCACTGATAACAACTGCCTCTGGAGAAATTAAAGGTATTCTTTCAATACCTGATCCGAAGATTTCTGGAAATCCATCATTTAGAACTGGAGAAATAGAGTTTAGACTTACTTCAAGTGCAACCGATGTCCGTTCTAAAGACCCAGAAACAGCAGGAACGACAACATTTAAGGCTATTGGTGTTTTAGAAACAGAACAAGAAACAATTATTGCGACAAGAAATGCTCGAATGGTTGTAAATGATGTTCGACAAACTACTGCCGTTTCATCTCAAACAACACAAATGAGAGTACAACAGGTGGCTATGTGTGGGTGTGGTGGTAATGATCCACTAGCACAAACATTTATAGTTTCTGCTAACTCAGAAGTTAGTGCAACTGCCGATGTTCTTGGTGTTGCAAGATCGTCTGGAAGATTCTTAACATCTATTGATGTATTTTTCTCTCATAAAGATGAAAATCTTCCTGTATGGATGGAAATTCATAATACACAAAATGGATATCCAGGCAATAAGATTTTACCTTTTGCACGTGTAGTTAAAGAACCAGTTGATATTAATCTATCACAAGATGCTACTGTTGCAACTAAATTTACGTTTCCTTCGCCTGTATTTTTATTACATGAACAGGAATATGCAATATGTCTAATGTCTGTAACTCCAGAATATAAAGTCTTTATCTCTCGTATGGGAGAGACAGATATTGGTGGTAACAGGATTGTTTCTAAACAACCGCATACTGGTACTCTATTTAAAGGACATAATAATAGGTCTTGGGCTCCCTCTATGACAGAGGACTTAAAATTTCAGATTAATGTTGCTCAATTTGAAACTGCTGCTTCGGGTAACGTAACTTTACAAAATACAACAGTGCCTGCAAAAATTTTAAAAGATAATCCTCTTGTATTTACTCATGGAAATAGTGCTTTATTAATAAAACATAAAAATCATGGTATGTATAATACTTCAAATAATGTTACAATTAGTGGAGTTAAATCAGATGCAGAAACAACTCTTGCTTCTGCGATGACTTCAGATGCAACAAGTCTAGCATTAACTAACAGTACCAACTTTGATGATACGACAGGAAAGTTTGCATATGACTCTAGTAGTCAATACTGGATTAAGATTGATGATGAGATTATGAAGTACACTGTTATTAGTGGAACAGCAGTTTCTAGTATAACTAGGGCACAAAATAGTACTGCTGCAACTTCTCATGCTGCTGGTGCGACAGTTGAATTTTACATGTTACATAAAGTTCCATTTACAGAAATAAATAAAACGTTTACTGCAATATCAAATATTAATATGGATACTTATACTGTAACTTTATCAACTTCACCGACTATTGTTGGTGATTCTAATACTGCAACTAATGGTGGTGAAGTTGTAAATGCAACTGAAAATGCTTCTATGGATACAATAAGACCAATTATATCTGTAATGGAACTTGCAGAAACTACGTTAAGCGCAAAAATAAGACCTACTTCTAGTACATCTCCTTCTGGAGTTCAAAGTTCATTTATTCCAGTTGCGGCTGGAGATGCAATAAGTATAGATGTAAATGCAAATGCATACTTTGATAGACCTTATATGATTGCTTCAGAAATTAATGAGTCTAATGAACTTGGTGGACAGAAATCTACATTCTTTGATTTTGACCTATCATCAGATAATAGTGATGTTTCTCCTGTTATTGATACTGAAAGAATGACACTTGTATGTGCTGGTAATAGATTGAATAAGATTGATTCAGAATCAGATGTTTACCCAACCAATCTTTATGATGCCTCTACTGATCCTTCTGGTGATGATAATTCTGCAATTTATTTAACAAGAAAAGTTACATTAGAAAATACTGCTACTGCATTAAAGATATTCTTTCAAGGTCATAGACATGCATCTGCTGAAATTGAAGTATACTTTAAAATTTTGAGATCAGATGACGCATCTGAATTTGATGATTTAAGTTACGAACCATTTAATGTAGATGGTAGTCCTGATGTTGCAGTAAAATCATCTACAACAAAAGGTAACTTTACAGAGTATCTTTATACTGCTGGTGTTACGGATGATGGTCTAGGAACTCCATTAGATAATTTTATATCATTTCAGATTAAGATAGTATTGAAAGGAACAAACACAGCAGAACCACCGAGAATTAAAGACCTACGGTGTATAGCATTGGCGATATAAAATGAGTGAAGTTGAATTACAAGGTAGACCAGAAGATGCCCCAAATCACATTGATGTTAAGGGTTCTCCTGATCTGGTGAGAGAAAAAGGAAGTAAAGCTATTATAAATCGTAATAAGGGTGCTTACGATATTGCTGTTAGACGTGCCAAAGCTGCACAAGAACAAAGAGATGAGATAAGGGACACTACAAGGGAGATAAATAGTCTAAAGTGCGAGATGCATGAAATTAAAAGTCTTCTTAAAGAATTAGTTGGGAAACAATAATGGCAATTACAGCTGCACAAATAACTTCTTCACAAACTCTTGAAGAATTCCGTCTTGAATTTAATAAACTTCAAAGTGATGTGGAAATTCTTAAAGATAATCCTACTTTCTCTAACCAGTTAGTTTTTGAGGGTGTGACTGCTGATGCGTTTGAAACGGTATTTACGGTTACAGACCCTACTGCTGATCGTATTGTTACTCTTCCCGATGCAACTGGTACTCTACTTCTAACAGGACAACCATCTATAACGGTTGCTAATGATGGTACTATTGGTAGTCTAGGTACTGGTGATGCAATGACTGTTGCCTCAACTGGTGTTGTTACTTTTGCCGCTAGACCAGTTATAGGTGCTGGTGGTATTTCTCTTCCCAATGATGGTCAAGTAGGTTCTGCTGGTGCAACGGATGCAATGATAATTGCATCAACTGGTATTGTGACATTCAAAGATGATATTTTGCTCAAAGATGCTGCTACAATAGGTGTTGCAAGTTCTACTTCTGCAATCACAATTGCTTCTACGGGTATTGTATCTTTTATAGATGATATAACAATTAAAGACGGTGGTACTATAGGAACTGCGACTGATGCAGCTGCTATTACTATTGCCGCAGCTGGTGTAGTTACACTGAGTGACAGGAGTATTCACTCTGGAGGTATTACTGTTGCAGATGACGGACAGATAGGTTCTGCTTCAGACTTAGATGCAATCGCAATAAGTTCTGCTGGTGTAGTTACCCTTAGTTCTAGTACTGCTTCTTCCAGCAAGACTACTGGTGCTTTGGTTGTTACTGGCGGTATCGGTACAAGTGCAGACCTTTATGTTGGTGATCTTTTAAATGTAGAAGGTGGTATTAATATCGCTGGATCAAACCAAGAATTACGTTTCTACGAAGGTGCAAACTACGTTGGTTTCGAAGCTCCTGCTCTAACTGCAGATCAGATTTGGGTATTACCAGAAGAAGATGGTAGTAGTGGTAATGTTCTACAGACAGATGGTTCTGGTACATTAGCATTTAGTTCTGCTGTTTCTGGTACTGCAACTGTGTTTGCTGTTTCTGCAAACAACTCTGCAAACGAAACTGTCTTCCCATTATTTGTTGACGGTGCAACTGGAGCTCAAGGTGCAGAATCAGATACAGGATTAACATACAATCCTTCTACTGGTCTAATGACAATGGCAAAACTTCTTCTTGCCGATGCTGGTACGATAGGTTCTGCATCTGCTACTTCTGCAATGACTATCTCCTCTGGTGGTGTTGTTACCTTTATTGATGACATCATTATTAAAGATGGTGGAACTATAGGTTCAGCATCAGATACAGATTCATTTGCAATCGATGCCAGTGGTAATGTTAGTTTTACTCAAAATGTTACTATAGCAGGAACTACCACACTGAATGGACAGTTGGTATTAGGTGATGCGGCCGCAGATACACTTGCGATTGGTGCGGTATTACAGGGTGCAAATCCTCTAGTTTTTGAGGGTGCGACATCAAACGCACATGAAACTACATTTGCAATTACAGACCCTACCGCTGACCGTACTATCACTTTTCCTGATGCGACAGGAACGGTTATAGTTTCTGGAGGTAATATTACGGTTGCAGATGCTGGTACAATCGGTTCTGCTTCAGATACTAACGCTATTTCAATTTCTGCTGGTGGGGTTGTAAATATATCTGCGACAACTGCATCTACAAGTAAAACTACTGGTGCATTAACTGTTGCTGGTGGTCTGGGTGTTTCTCTTGATGCCGCAATCGGTGATGACCTCTTTATGATTTCTGATGGTGCAGTTATTACCTTTGGTGCGAACTCAGAGATTGCATTAACACACGTTCATAATGTAGGTCTTCAGATGACATCTACAGTTTATGCTCCTCTATCTCGCAGAGGTGAGGATGTATTTATTGTCTTGGATGGTACAGATGCAGCTGGTACTGCAAACGCTGGTGATAATATCATCATGGATCGATCTGCTGCCAGTACGGACGTTGGTGATGACATAATAGGTGAAGATGAGGTCTTCCTACATAGTGGTATGCAAAGGAATGTTATAAATATAATAGGTTCCGATGGAAAGATAAAAAATTCTGTTGCCGGATTTGCGCCAGGAGCAATATAGATGGCTGTAGTAGCACCCTTATATGTAGATGACAGCAACGATTTAGTTCAGATGACTGCCGCTGAGATTTTGGAAGTTCAGCAACGTGCTATCTACGCATATTCTCAAAACATAACAGCGATATTAACACAAGTTGCCAGTAGTGGTGCAAACATAACTGGAATGGATGATACACGTACAAAAGCTGGTGCGACTTCTCAAAATTCTTCTGCTTTTGTTGCAGAGGGAACTACTGCTGAACCAGCAACAGTTACAGTATCTTATGATAAAGTAAATCTTGCATATACAACGAGTGGTGTAAATCAAACCACAGATAGTGGAACAACTTTTCCAGTATATTACGATAATTCAAGTAATACTATTCAAGCGATGACTTTGGGTGATATGCAAGACACTTTTCTACATCCTGCTATTGATTTGATGATATCTGCTACAGAGAGTGCAAATACTGCTGGAACATATACAATTACTGATGCCGCATCAGCTGCAACTGGATATACAAAAATTTCTGCTGATGATACTCCTGTCTTTATAAACACTATTGCAAATGTTAGTGCATATGCTGCAAGTGGTATTCCAGAAACATTAGATCAACCCGCTACGGTTACAAGTTATTATTTACATGTAAAAAATGGTACAGCAAATACACCATCTCGTATACCAATAGTTATTAATAGTGATAATGATCTACAAGAAATGTCTACTTCTACTATTGATACCGTAATAGGTAATTGGTTAAGATATACTGCCGCAAACTCTAGTGATGGTTATAAAATAACATACGCAACTGCAACGTCTGGTGGAAACACAAGAGGAACAGCGATGGTTGATACTAAGTTAGATGGTGCTGGTAACTATCTAACTCGCCAGGTATCAGATGATTATAGATCACAAGAAATGCCAAATGGTACTGCTCAAACCATTACCACGTATAACTTGCGTATAAATAAAGGATAGGGAGTAAGTAATGGCAAGGAAACCAAGAACTACTAAAAAATCAACTGCAAGTAAGACAGTTGCGAAAAAAACAGAACCAGTTGAAAAGAAAGTATCAAGGGTTGAGTTTAAAGCAAAACCTGTAACAGGCGCAAAAGTAAAACTTCAACCTATTGCTGGTTCTCAAGTAAAGATTCCTGGCGTTCCATTTGCATTTTCTGGTAGAATAGTAGAAGCGTATTACACTAATCCAGAATTAGATACAATAGAAATTATGTGGAGTGATGGTGAAAAGAATCGTTCTTATTATTTAAAAGTAGATGAGAATGATGATCAGTTTAAAGCATTACTATCTGAATACTCATATGAAAATTTAGACGAATCAACACGTGCAAGAAATGAATCGCAAAGACAAGTATTTAGAGATTCATTTCATAGATATGCTACAGAACATGGTTTATATAATCATGGTGGTGATGCACCGACAGGAGAAGAATCTCAAGGTTCTTTAGAAATGCTTTTTGATTTTCGATCAGATAATGCAGTACATAAAGAAATATTATTTAAATTAAAGTTGAAAATGTTTGAACAAGAATCTGTTAAGAAAAGTGATGATAAAGAACTTAAATCTGCTATCCGAAAGTCATCCACTATTCTTGGTGCAATTAAAATATATGCAGATTTTATAGAATAGTACTTGACAAAACTATATTATTATGGTAAGGTGTGACTATGAATATAATAGGAATATCAGAAGGTTTTCATGATGCCGCATTGTGCGTTATTCGTGATCGAAAAATCCTCCATGCATCTCAAAGTGAAAGATATAGTGGTTTAAAAAATGATAAGTGGATACATCCATCTCAATGGCCTTCTTCAGAACAAAATCAACCAGACGTAGTTGCATACTACGAGAAACCTTTCAGAAAAAATTTAAGACGTTTATGGGCAGGACAATCTTGGGAAACTCCTAGAGTTAAATATGACTATTCTTATGGTCATCATGAATCTCATGCAGCGGCAGGATATTATACTGCTCCTTTTGACGATTGTAATGTTTTAGTTATAGACGCAATAGGTGAGTGGGATACTATCTCTATTTGGGAGGGTAGTGTCGATAAGGGGTATTTGGGTCGGAAGACTCATAGTCTTAAAAAAATAAGGTCATGGAAATATCCGTATTCTCTTGGCCTCCTCTATTCTGCAATCACCCAACGTATAGGACTGAAACCTAACGAAGATGAATATATCACGATGGGGATGTCTGCTTATGGTGAACCCAAGTATGATTTAGAAGGTCAACTGTGGGAAAACAATCATAAAGGATGTGGAGACATATTTCCAGAAGCAAGCAATGAAGACCTCGCAGCGTCCATACAAGACCTGTACGAGAGGGAACTACTTAAACTTGTAGAGATGTGTCCAAGTGAAAACCTAGTAATCATGGGTGGGTGTGCATTAAACTGTGCAGCAAACTCTAAGATAAAAGGTAAGAATATTTGGATTATGCCTGCACCTGGCGATGCTGGTTCTGCAATAGGTGCGGCCGCCCTAGTAAAGAAAGAGAAATTAATATGGAGAAATCCTTATCTTGGAACTCCTATTCTTCAAGGACTTTCTGTAAAGAAAGTAGTAAAAGAACTTTTAGATAATCATGTTGTGGGGATTGCAAATGGTAAGGCAGAGTTTGGGCCACGTGCATTGGGTAATCGTTCCCTTCTTGGTGATCCACGATATGATATAAAGGATACCGTGAATAAGATTAAACGTAGACAGTTGTTTAGACCCTTTGCACCAGCAATATTGGAAGAGTATAAAGACGAATATTTCGAAGGCCCAATGAATGAGTATATGCAGTTTATCGCAAAGGCAAAACATGATATGTCTTCTGTAACTCACGTTGATGGAACTGCAAGAGTACAAGTGGTCAAACCAGACTGTAGTTCTGTACTCAGACAGATATTAGAAGAATGGTATGAACAAACAGGGTGTCCTATGTTGTTGAACACCTCTTTAAATATTAAGGGAAAACCTATGGTTAATACTTGGAAAGATGCCCAAGAATGGAGTAAATTATATAATGTTGCTGTTTTCTAGACGTAAGAAATTAGTTATCGGTGGTTGTTCATATACAGACAACTATGCAAAAACACAAAATATGGAAGAATTTCCTTTATGGGGAGAACTCCTTGCAGAACAACTAGATATGGACTTGATCAATCTTGGTAGATGTGGATTTGGTAATAAAGCAATTTATCACAGTCTTACTGAAGAAATTTTGAAAAGAAAAGATATAGGTCTAGTAGTTGCAATGTGGAGTGAGGTGCAACGAGTTAGTTTCTATACAGATAAAAAACCAGTTCCATTAAAAGATGGAAGTGTGTATGTACCAGAACCTTGGGATTGTTTTCATCCAGAGAGAATAGTTCTTGATGCAGAATGGCATGATAAGTTTTATACTCCTCCTAAAAAGAATCCTAAGAAGTCAGGACTTAGATTTGATATTAGTGTTGCTCTTAGAAATAAATTCTTAGATGATATAAAGGGTGGAGTAAAAGAAAGTCTAGGTTATATGTATGCACTTCAAACTATATGTGAATCAAATAGTGTACCATATCTTCAAGTACAAGGATGTCAACCTTTGATGGGTAAAGGAGAACCCATACAGAGTGTTCAGTATAAAGAGTTTTGTAATCTTATTATAGAAAGTCCTTATATTGATAAAATGAAAAAGACCTTTATTGGTTGGCCTATAGACCCACGTATTGGAGGTTACAGTATTGACAGTAGATTAGAAGATAAACATAGGTTTAGTCCAGAAGATACACATCCTAATAAAAAAGGTCACAAACTTATTAGTAGGATTTTATATGACCTCTATAAATCTTGACATATCTTATAGGTGTGCATTAGAATGTCCTAAATGCAGAAGGCAACAGTCTTTAAAACGACTAGGAAACTTTGGACATGATATATCTATAGAGAACTATAAAAAAATATTATCATACTTTGATAGTTTAAATTTTTGTGGTTCTATTTCTGATCCAGTAATGCATCCTAAGTTTATAGAGTTTTTATCTTTATCTATAAACCACAAAGTAAAGGTATCTACAGCTGTATCGCAAAAATCGATGGATTGGTATGAGAGTGCGTTTGAAAGTAATCCTGATGCTGAATGGCATTTTGGTTTAGATGGATTACCAGAAGAGAGTCATTTGTATAGGATTAATCAAGATGGAACTAAACTATTTAAGGTAATGAAACTTGCAACATTGATGGGTATTAAAACCTATTGGCAGTACATCGTTTTTAAATATAATCAAGATCATATAGATCAAGCAAAAGATATGGCAAGAAAACACGGTATGATATTTAAGGAACAACACTCCTCACGATGGGATGAAAATGATCCTTACAAACCTGATGATGTCAACCACTATTTAACAAAAGAGTATAATGATGAAATCAAACAAAAATTTCAGACCAAGTTGTATCCACGATAATAAGGAACCAGCATACTCTTCTACGGGGTACATACTTCCTTGTTGTTGGTGTGATACAGGGTTTCTATTACAGGATGAAGAATTTTCTGATATAATACAGGACAAGTTTAAGCTTGATAATGTAGACAAAGTAGAGGACATTATCGAATCGAAAGAATGGAAAGAGTTTAAAAAGTTTAACACAATTCCTATAGTTTGTCAACGATATTGTGGTGATGGTAAATCTAAGGAGGTTGTTTATGATAACTTCGGGATGTAGTTTTACAGAAAGTGTAAGAGAAAATCAAGAAAAGTCTTGGGCAGATTATCTTGCAGAAAAATTAAATAAGAAATTAGTTAACTATGGTAAAGGTGGAAGTGGTAACGAGTATATCTATAATAGTATTGTAGATAATTTAGATACTGATTTAGTAGTAGTTATGTGGTCTGGTTTTGATAGGTGGGATTTTCATTGGGGTTCTTTTGAATTGCCTTATTTAATAGAAGATGGTGGTACTATGCCGAGGAAAGATGAGTTAGTAAATACGTCTACAGGAAAGTTTGAAAATACATATGTAGCAAATGAAAACATAGCAGAATTATCTAAAGTAATGTTAAAAAATAATTTAGTTAATCGTGACTATCAGATTAAAAAAACAATACGTTGGATGGTATCTTTGCAACATATATGTGAACAAAAAAACATACCATTAATTCAATGTTTGGGATTTTTAGACTATGAATGGTGTAAAAAAATAAGATTCCTAGAGTTTCAAAAAAGTAAACCTAGTGGTTATCATTCCCTGTCAAAGGCGTTTATTGATTATAACCCATTCTATGAGTTGGAGAATAAAGCTTTAGGGTGGCCTTTTAGTAAACGAATAGGAGGATTTACTATAATGGATAAATTACGTAAAGATATGTTTGTATCCAATTTTGATCAACACCCAAATTACAAGGGACATAAGTATATTAGTGAGGTTTTCTACGATGAATATAAAAAGATTAGTTCTTAAATTTAGATTGTTTATTTCTTCTGCTTTTCCCCAAAAAGAAAAGAAGGAAAAAGGATTCATATACGAATTTGACGATGAACGATTTAAAAAACTTCCTCCAGAAGAACAGGGTGTGCAAGTCCAAAAAAATTGGAACAAGTACATGGAAGACAAATGACTAAAAAGTTAGAAGATTATGAATGGTTATGTCCACAACCCTTTATGAATCTATACAAGAATGTTTTTGGACGAATCCAACCTTGTTGTGTTACTAAACAAGAATCAAATTGGGGTCGTGGTGAGATAGATGACTACTTTAAAAGTGATAAATTAAAACAATTACGTCACGAAATGTTAACAACGCCTGGTAAAGAAGTTGCAAGTACTTGTGATGTTTGTTTAGTACAAGAACAACATGGATCAGAAAGTCATCGAAGAACCTATTTGGATTATCTGAAATATGGTAAACCAGAACTAAAACCACAAATTGAAGAGTATATAGAAACTGATATGGAGAAACCATTCATCAAAACGATGGAATGGTTAGCACCAAGTAACTACTGTAATCTAAGATGTCATATGTGTGGTTCTGGTAACTCTTCTGGTATCGCTAGAGAAAATCAAGAAATAGGTCATCCTAATTTTTCTATTCTTGGTAATAAATCTTTATACAAAGATGATGATGTTGCTACTAAAGATATAAAAGAATTTGAAGATAAAGTTTTGGATAATTTAGTTGAGCTCAAGCTCACTGGTGGTGAGACATTGGCAATCAAATATAACTATGACTTACTAGAAACGACAGTCAATAATTTTAACAGTGAAGAAATGGATTTGAGAATTACTACGAATGGAACTCTAACACCAAAGTTCAACGGTAAAGACATTTTTGATTACATACCCAGATTTAAATCTACACTGATAAACGTATCAATTGAAGGTTGGGCTGATAGAAACTGTTATATAAGGTATCCCTCAAAATGGGAGGATATTATGAAGAATGTTCGTAAATTTGCAGAGATGGAAAAAACTAAAATATTATTTGTATCCACAGTAAATAGTTTAAGTGTAGGTTATTTGTGGGAAGTAGCAGCAGGATGTGAACAGTTTATCGAAGAATATCCTAACAAGTTTCATCAATTTGCTTCTGGTAGTTTAGTGTGGGGAGATTGGGAAGAGTATACCGTTCCTGCTATTCCATTAGAATTAAGAGATATGTATATAGAAAATTATTATGAAAATCCTAATCCTAGATATGATAGAGACTTTAGTAAACTTGTTAATTTTTTAGAAGATATGCCTTTTGATGAAAAGGTTCATCTTGCTATGATGAAGGACGTTAAAGATAGAGATAAGTATAGAGGTACATGTTTATTAGATTTATGGCCGGAATGGAAACCTTATTATGACTAATACAATATTATGCGTGAAGTGGGGTGACAAGTATGATCATACCTATGTTGAGAAACTAAAGGAACAGTGTGAACAGAACTGTTCCGTACCATTCAATTTTTACTGTCTCACAGACAACCCAACACAACCATACGATATACAACTACCTACCTATTGGGATCAGTATTATTTACCAGAAAAGAATTTCTTTTGGGCTTATA